TCATCCCATTTTCTCGAGCTCAGCCACCCCAGTGTAAAGCCCAGCATGAGTATTGCTTTTAATACTACCCAATGACTCACGAAGCACTTTATATTTTAAATTTGTCTCAAAATCAGGCTGAGACAAGTGATGAAAAATATTATATGGTTTGTCTTTCTTTGGAGTTTCCCCTAGATAAAAGCCTTCAAAATCTGGTTTATGCACTAGAGTGGTAACTCTTCCACTAGTCTGATCAGCAGCTTCTCGAATGCGATGATTTATTGTCCACATACCATTTGATTTGCCATCAGCTCTAAGTCTAGTATCCAAATCGTGGACAGCTAATGCAGAGGCACCAAACTGATTGAATATTTTAATGAATGTAGGAATATTAGCCTTCCCACGACAATTGATTACACAATGACTACCCTGAAGCTCTTCCCTTTCGATAAGGTACTGATACGCTAGATACTCTGTATCGCCCTCAACCAAAATAGAATTATCATAAAAAAAGAACTCATTAACGGTAGGACAGCATCTATTTAACGTTTTTAAATTCTCTTTTTCCTCAACACTAAACTTAGCCTTATCCGTCTGAAAATAGCTAACGCCTGCCTGAGTATTTGATACACGAATGAGAGTAGTGTGATTTTGTGTTAGATCAATAAACACCGGGGAATGGGTCGTACACATAACTTGCCATCCAGCAATCTCAGAGAGAGCATAAATGGCCTTTCGCGCGGCCCTAACTATTGAGGGGTGGAGGTTGATTTCCGGCTCATCCAGCAGCAGTATTTTAGGAACCGTATTTTCGATAGCCTTTGTGCCCTTTTTATAAAGGCCCTCACTGCACAACGCGTTGATCGCAGACCACAAGAAAGCCCGTTGAATTCCTGCCCCCTGATGCTCTAAAGATGAAGTACTTCCATTCGAGGTTATATAGAATTTACTACCATCTTTTATTGCTTCCTCAGCTTTGAACTTACCGACACCGGTCTCGAAGCCAACCTTCATACCTACAAAAAGCTTAGAAATCTCATCTTCAATTTTTTTATTTATCCCTCCAACCTCACCTTCCAACTCTACTTCAACTTCCTTTGCAAGCTTTTCAATTTCAGCGACTATTCTGGCAACCTTGCTTTTATCATCTTTTAACTGTTTGGCAGCTCGCTTTGAAACCAAATCCTTGACGACCTTCTCTAATGCATCATAACCATCAGTCGGACTTACACGAATTGGAATTGGAAGCCTGCTTTGGAGAATCGAGTTCCACCCCCCTGCCCCTCCTTTTACCCAAGCGTTTGTTTTTTTGCTAAAGCTATATTTAACGCCACTTTCGTCCGGCTCATGCCATCTAATCTGGAATTTAGCACAATGACCGAAATTTTCGTCGGCCTCGATGCACCATTCTTGACCAATAGCACTGATGTCGTCAGCAGTAAGATCAGTACAAACACCGGTTATACAGATTGGCTTCGTAATATCGCGACCGTGGAAAAATTCCACTCCTTTAGCCGCCCCCATAGAAACATAGGCTTCATAAGCATCAAGAACTGTAGATTTACAGCTATTATTGGGACCTATCAAAACAACTATATTATCTATGAGTATCTTGATTTCATCACTGATACCTTTGAAATTAGATATCAAAAGCGCGGCAAGTTTCATGGCAACTCCTTGTGCTCAGTTTTTTGCGGGCAGCAAGACAGTAGCACTACGCCATTACAACATCAACATGATATTTCCACACCGAAGAAAGACAGCATAAAATATTTATAACGGTGCGGTCTGTAGAGACTAAAATACCTCTCTGGAGCCGTACGGCCATAATACCTTCGCAAATTAGCCCGACTACCCTAACCCGAACATAACCCTCCGCCAACTCTCCCGCCCTCTGATCCGCCCTTTCGAGCAGGTCAGAGAGCACCATGTCCATAGGCGTGAATCAGGACCAAGCTTGCCAGGGCGGTGATCAGCCATGGGTTCACGCCAGCGCCTCCACCACAGCGCCTTGATGGGGCTTGGGCTGTTTGATCGGCGCCATCGGCCAACTGATCTCATGGGGAAAGCCAGGCTGTTGTTCAACGCGGTTCAAGGCGATCCGGTAACGCTTCCAGGCGTTGAGCGCTGTCTCTTCTTCCATCGTGGCCTCGTCAAGGTCCATGGCGTCCTGCAAGGGCGCGATGCGCAGGGTTGCGTCACGTAGTTTCTGGTCGCGTTTGGCAAGGAGGATGGTGATCAGGTCGCGCTCGGTTGGCGGTGGGAGCGGTTGTTTGCTGATGAGGCCTTGGCCATTGATGGTCCACAGGCCGTCGACCTCCTGAATAGAGCGACTCCATAGTTCATCATCTACCAGCACCGCCGTCGCGGGGATGTTGTGCAGGTTTTCCAGCAGGCGAGTTTTCAGGATGCCGAAGGCATCGAACACCATGTATTTCTTCATGCTTAATATCCAACAGAAAGCCAGAGTGCAGAGACGCCTTGGTCCGCACGACTATTTTCAAACGCGATGAGTATTTCGGTGGTGGAGAACGCGGCTACGGAAACGCCGGATGTCATCGCCCGCGCGGTGCCTTGGTGGTTCGCCAGAGCAATCAAGGCTCGGTTGGGATATTGCACCGGAAGTGGATGAGTCTCTTCGAGGGTGCCTACCGTGTTCACGAGACGCGGCTGTGTCAGCCCCCACTGCAATATCAATCCACCCAGCCAACTGGGGAATATGACGTAGCCATTGGTCTCCCTCAAAAACTGGAATCCCAGGCGTAGTTTTTTCGGCGTGATGATGGTTGCATCGTCTGCGCCATCATTGACTTCAACCTGTGTCGCAAGCCTGGCAATACCTGGCGCCGCCTCTGTCGCGAGGGCGATGGCTGCGGTCTCGTCTGCCCAGCTGGCATCGGCCGAGGGTTCAGCCGTGTTGTCTGCGACCAAGGAGCGCCAAACCTTATCCTTGTGCCGCACCAGCGCGTTGATGCGGTACGGCAAGGCCACCCCGCCGTTCTGTGCAGCCGACACCCAGTCGTGCACACCCTGAGTCTGCAGGACAGCGATGGCCTCGGTGATGTCGTACAGCACGCCGTTCATGCCCTCGCGGGGCACCGGCTTGTAGTTGGGATCGTTGTTGGCGCGCTCGTAATCGAACGGGAAACCCTGGTTGTAGCTCAGGCTGCCATCGGCCTGCACGCCGTCGGGCGGCGGCTCGCGGTCGCCTTGCACGGACCACGGAAAGCGAAAGTATTTGGCCATGGTTCAGTCTCCAAAACTGCCATTGTTGAAGTTCAGGTGTTCGGCGCCAAATCCGAAGGCGGCGCGGCGTTGTACGGCGAAGCGCACGCCGACGGCGGCGGGTCTGGGGAACAGGTCGTAGTAGTCGGTGATAAAGCTCAGGTCGCTGTCGGGCTGGAAGCCGAAGAAGTAGGTCACGTAGCTCATGTCTAGTGAATCGACGACCCAGGCATTGCCCCGGTCGCCGAACAGTTCCTTGAGAAAGGCGTTGATCTCCGGAACCGTGCCCCGGCTGGTCAGCTGGAAATAGCGCAGGCGGATGACAAGTCGCTTTTGCTCGGTAGTCAGCGGCTGGGTACCGGCGTAGGCGCGGGCAAAGTTGCCGTTGCCGAAGTTCTGGTGATGGGCTCCGAAGCCAAACGCCGCCTTGTCGCGGCTGCTGGGCACGTCTACGCCCAAGGAAATATCGAGAATCCGCGCCCACACACCCAGGCCAAAGTCATTGGCGGTGCGCGGGTCGAAGACGTCGCGTATCCAGTCGGACCAGAAGCGGCAATGGTTCTGTTCGTACCAGCGCTGTTTGAGGGTGATCAGCGCCTTGAGTTTTTCGGCGTTATCGCGCTGCCAGAGCAAGGCTTTGAGGGTGTCGAGGCTACAGGCGACGGCCTGGATGCGGTCGCCATTCATATCGGCACCACCAAAATCGCGCCGACGCTGGTCTGGGCCTTCTGTTGAATGCTGATGGCCAGCTCATCGCGTTGCCAGTCGATGCCATCGAGCGAGATCTCCACCAGCCTGACGAAGATGCGCGGCTCCACCTGGTTGACCGCGCCGGACAGTTCGAACGGCGAGACGTCATTGCCAACGACAAAGCCTGCGTCCCCCTCCAGTTTGCCGTCGACGTAATCCATGATTGCCTTGGGGATTACGGTCTGCCCGTCCAGATTGTTGAAACGCGCGGTGATCCGGATAAACACCGGGATCACCTGCGGGCGGTCGAACTGCACCATATACGGCTGACCGCTGGCCTGATCGATCACAGTAACGCTGACGGCGCCGTTCCAGCCGGCACCCAGGCTCTTGGTGTCGAGCAGCGCCTGGGCCACATCCAGATCGCTGCCGCCGTCGACACAGACGTAGATGCTGTGGGGCTTGAGTAACACGCCATCGATGGTGGTCGGGGCATCGCTGATGTTTTCCCGGAAGGACAACGAGGCAACGCCTTCGGTGTCGTAGAGCCGTGAGATGATCGCCTCGGGCAAGGCGACGGATTGCAGGGCCAGGGTGTTGCGGCGTCGACGGCGAGCGGCGACATCGGACTCCTTGAGACGACCCTCGACGGCGTTGGCCTGGTTGCTGATGGTTTCCCAGCCCAGCACACCGGAGACGATGTTTTTCAGCTGGCCGGAGGCAGCTTTGACCGGCCCGAAGGCCACAGAACGAAAGGTGCCGAGCGCTTGCAGGTCGGCGCCAATCACCACGGTGGCCACCAGCTCGAACAAGTCGTCACTGCCCTCCACTGCCGCCCGCGAACCGGCCTCGATCACGGTACCGGGCTGGCCGGTCATGACCACTCCGGTGACCACAGAGCGAGTCGCCGCCAGCCGCCCGCCCCGGGTGAGTGACCAGATGGCATCGAGGAAGACGCCCCCGGCCTGGTCGGGGTTGATCTGGTTGGCCAGGTCGGCGTTGTTGCGGGCCACGCTGTCGCGGGCTTCTGTCTCAGCCGTGATCATCACGCCCTGGGGCGTTTCCGGGCGGGTATCCAGATCCTGGCCGAACGCGGCTTGCCACTCGGCAATGACTTGGGACTGGATCTCGGCGGTGTCGGGGACAATCACGCCCTGGCCGTTGATGTAGTTAAAACTAGCCACTGAGCATTACCTCTCCCCAAGGCGTCTTGATCGTGGCGACGTAGCCCAGTACGTCGCCGTGCAGGCGTGCGGTAAAAGCGACCACCTGCAGAACGTTGGGCACCTGCATCAGCCGGGCGCGGCCGGAGGCTTCGAACTGGGCGATATTGGGCGTGCTGCCCCACAACACCGAATCGAACGGAATGCCCTGGTCGGCGTTATGGATCATCTCGCCCAGGCGGGCGCGCATGCTTTCTTCGGCCGACTGGGCCACGGCCTCAAGGTCACTGAGCAGCACCAATGACCGGTTGCTGCCCAGCACCAGATCGTGGCTGTCGTCAGCCTGGAAGGTTTTCATAGGGGGAATCCTGTTGGCACCACAGGGCCGGGCGGCGCGCTGGGTGGACCCGCATGGCTGTGGGTGTCGCCGATATTTATACCGTTATGGGTCAGGGTGGCGCTGTTGATCGCCACCGCCCCCGCGTCAATGGCTACGCTGCCCGCCTGAATAGCCAGGTCCCCGGCCTCAATGCTCAAGGCGCCGCTGGTGACTATCTCGCCCATTGGCCCTTCGATACGGAATTTCCCTGCGTGCAGGGACAGACACACCGAGCCGTCGAGGCTCTGGATCACCAGGGCGTCGGCATTGGCGCCATCGATGGCCCACTGTTTGAAGGTGTCGGGAAAGAACATCGCATCGCTGAAGGAATGCAGGCGCCGGGTATGGGGCCATTCCTCGCCGCCACCGCCCTGCATGATCAGGCTGATGTCGCGGTCGTTGGCCTTGAGCCAGCCCAGGTCACCAGCCTTGATCGGAAAGCGTATGAAGAACCCGCCGCCGCCAAAGCGGAACACCGGGACATTGGCCACCTGAGCGCGGGACAGCTTGCTGCCGTCGGTACCACCAATCATGACAACGGGATGGATCACGGCGCGGTTGCGGGCGTCGTCGTAGCTGATCACACGGGCGGGCAGCATGTCGTCGACGCCCATCAGCCATTTGTGCAGGGCGTCCTTGAGCACTCCGGCCAGGCTGCCCTCGCTGGCCTGGTCAGAGTTGGGTTTTTGCAGGGTCATAAACGGGTGGCCAGGGCGGTATAGAAAAAAGGGTCATCGTGGCTTTGCGCGTCGAAAGCCAATTGGTTGATCACGTAGTCGCCATTGATGGCGGGATTGAGTTTTGAATCGATGCGCAGCGCCCCGCCGATGACGGTTTCGGGATCGATCAGAAAGGTGACTTTCACGCCCTTTTCGGTGGGCTTGGGAATGCCGACCATGCCTGAGTGCATGTTCAGAACGCGCAGGCGGCCATTCAGCGGCGCCGCCACGTCCTTGACCACCAAGGTGTCGTCGTCGATGTAAGCCGAGACGCCGCCGGCGGCCTGGAGCTTTTCCACCTGCTTGAGGGCGGCGCCAGTGTGGTTGTAGTTGGCGACGTTGCGCTCTTTGGCCTGAAAGTCCAGGGTCAGGTCCAGGTCCTTGGCCACCGCTTGCGCCAGGGAGGACAGCGAGCTGGAAGCGCCACCCGAGTTGGCCACCAGCTTGCCCGCCGCCGCCAGTTGGGTCTTGGCCTTGATGGTCAGGTCGATGTCCGGCGGGCTGCTGGGTTCGGCGCTTTCGATATCACCGAGAAATAGCCGGAACAGGCCGGTGGATTGACGCCCGACTTCGACGATCAGGCGCTTGGGTGTGCGGTTGGCATTGAAAGCGCTGGTTTCGGTCAGCAGGTAGTCGCGGGTTTCCTGTTTGAGACCGGTGATGGTGAGGGTGCAGTCGTTTTGCAGGGGGTTGGCGTACTTGGTGCCGCTGGCTTTGACCCGTAGGCCTTCGTAGTAGTTGATCCGGCCATTGACCTCGATGCCGATCCGGATACGGCGCAGATCAAGCATCGAACTCTCCCGGCGCGGCATAGACCAGCAACTGGTCGAGGCCGAAGCGCTGCCACCACGGCAGCTCATCATTTTCAGTGAGGAACAAGAAATTACCCTCGCCCGCCAGGTAGCCGAACGGCAGCAGCGGCGTACCCGCCACCAACCGTTGGCCGAGCAGGATCACATCGTCATTGCGGTGAACGTCGGCGAACATGATGTGCTGGCCAACCTTGAGGGTCAGGCTCCAGCGCTGGCCGCTCAGGGTTACATTCAGCTGTTGGTTGGGTACGCGACTCAGGGGAATGTCTCTCATCAGTTGTAAGCTCTGTGCAGAAGGCTGGCCTTTTTCTGGTTGGCCGCGGTGGTCTCGGTAGTTTGCTGATTGCCCTTTTTCACGGTGCTGGCCTGGGCTGGGTTGGCGACCTTGCGCGGCGGGAGGTCACCGTATTCCGGGGTGATACTGGTGACTTCCAACAGCTTGACCGCTACCGGGATCGACTCGCCCTGATCCGGCGTTTCGTCGTGGGGCAGCTCGCTGATCAGCATGTTCGGATAGCTGCGAACCTTGGTCTGCACGATCAGTTCTGTACCGTCCAGCCAGGCTTGGCGCAAGGCTTCGAAGAGATTGCGCGAGTCACTGACCAGCAATAGCGGCAAGCTGATTTCCACCGGGTTGATGACGCGATGATCCGTGCGCTGGCTGCCGTCTTCGACGGCGAAGGTGGTCAGCTTGGCGGTTTCCCGGACACTGACCTGCATCGGGTTGGCGTTCTGGAACAGCGGCTGAAAGCTTTGTGCATCGAGAATTGCCACCAGATCCTGGGCCGACTCATGCACGGACAGATCGGTCTGGGCCATTAGCGATCCACCCCGCTGGAGTACTCGGCATCAAGCTGCTTGAGTTGTGCGCCCAGCTCGCCATTGATATCGCCTGCGATGCCCTTGGCGTCGGTGGCCTGAGTGTTTACTACCACCTCGCCCACCTGCACGTTGGTTTCCTTGCTGGCCGAGACCGCGTTGCTGATGGCGTGGCTGGTGGTGCTGTTGAACGGTGAGGCGTTGGCCGCCGCGACGGCCTGTTGGCCTTGGGACACGCCTTGCAGGGCTGGGATCGTGGTTGCACCGCTCGCTGGTTGCCCGTCATCGGGCAGCATCGCGTTGCTCTCTGGAATATCCGAGGCTGCACCGCCGATGCCAAAGAAGCTGGCCACGCTGCTGATGCCGTTGGCAATCTGCCGGACACCCTTGCCGATAAAGTCGATGACCTGCTGGAAGCCGAGGATGATCATGTCCCAGATCCCGGTCACGGCCGTACCCAGCATTTTGAAGGCGTCGATGATGGTAAAGACCACCTCTTTGACCATCGGGTATTTCTCGAACACCTGGCCAATCAGCGAATCGTTGCCATCGATGAAGTTCATCACGTCGTCGTAGGCCAGCGCGAACAACGCGGCGACTGCGGCGATGGCAGCACCTGCAGCAATGATCGGCCAGGTAGCGGCCAGAGTCGCGGCAGCGGCCGAGATCATCGCGGGCAGGTAAAAGGCAGTGACTGCAACAGCTATCGCCCCGAAGAAGCCGACAATCAGGTTCTGATGCTCGTTCGCCCAGGATACGATCTTGCCCAGCCACTCGATGCCTTTGATGATGGCGGGCAGTAAAGCGTCAGTGAGTCCCAGCCCGGCCCGGTCCAGACCGCCGCGCAGCTTGTTCATGGCGTCGTCCAGCCGGCCGGCCTGAATCGCGACCTCCTTGCTGACTACGCCCTGCTCCTTGTGCGCCTTGGTCATGTTCTCGATTTCCTTGCGGCCCTTGAGGATCAGCTCAATGGTCTTGCTGTCGCGAATGCCCAGGCTCTGGATGGTGAAGCGGGCTTGATTCTTGTCCATGCCTTCAATGGCGCCTGCCACTTCCAGAATCCCCTGCATGGCGTCCTTGCTCTGGCCATCGACGCCTTGAAGGCTGATCCCCAGCCCGGCAAACGCCTGGGCCTGGCTGGAGTTGACGTCATCCAGCGCGGCGCCCATGGCCTTGGCCATCTTGGCTACTGTGTCCTGCGCGCCCTGGGACGTGCCGCCTGTGTCTTCAACGGAACGGCGGAACGCGTCCATTTCCTCCACGGCCACGCCGATGGATTCCGAGGTCTGGTTCATCAGGTGAATGTCGGAGGCGCGGCCGATGGTGCTACTGATGACCTGGCCAACCCCCAGCGCTGCGGTCAGCGCGCCCAGGGCTTTGCTGGCGAAGCCGACAAAGGATTGCCCTGCACCTTCAGCAACTTTGTCGGTTTCCTTGAGTTTGTTGAGCAGCTTGTCGGCGGCGTTTTCTGATCTTGCGGCGCCCTGCTCGACGCTGCGGGTGTCGCCTTCGAACAGCACGGTGAAGGTGTCGAGTAGGGACATTTAGCGCCTCTGTTTCTTGCTGTGCTCGATGGCCAGCCATTCGTTGTAGCGGTTGACCTGCACGATCTCCCAGAGGTCGAAGGCCTCTTCCAGATCTAGGGTTGTCTTGAGTTCGGTTCGGGTTGCAAATCCCGCCGTAAGGATGGCGGCAAAGAATCCATCAGCGTTTGGATAATCAACGGCAGGTGCTTCCTGATGAGCCCGTCGAAGAAACCCGAGGGACCGCCTTTGCCGAAAAAACTGGTGTTGTACTCCAGCATGGCGAACTCCAGGCGCAGCAGCGCTTCGCCGTCAGGCACGTGGTTATCGATCAGGGCTTGGGTGCTCAGGCGCATTTGGCCACTGTCCAGCTCCACCGCCACGAAGGACAGCAACAGTCGCATGGCTTCGACGCTGGCCTGGTACTCGCCCAGCTTGGGGATATTGCTCACCGGGTACTTGGCCAGGATCTCGCGCCCGGCCACGGCCGGCAGCCGGGAGATGATGAAGGTATGTTCCTGGCCATCGACGTCCTTGATCTGCACGGTGTTGGGCTTGTTCAGCTCGGTCATGGTGACTCCTTATTGCGTGGCACGGGTGCCGCTGATGTCCTGGAAAGCGAACACATAGGCCTTGGATTTTTGCCGGCCGGCGCTAGCCACCGACTTACCGGGAAAGCCGCTGGTCAACTTGCCGTTGGACGCGGTCAGGGTCGAGCCGTCCGGGTAGGTGGCCACGATGGTGATCACGTCACCGGCTACCCGTTTGCCCTTGGCCGCCCGGTTGGCCTCGAAGAGGATTTGCAGGTTGTTATCGCCTTCGCTGCCAGGGATGGCGTTGATGGTCGGCAGAATGGGTTGCGGCGAGCTGAACACCACCAGATCGCCGTTGACGTTCATCGCGGCGGTGGCGATGGCCACGGCAGGCAGGTCGAACGGATCGGCGTCGTCGGCAAACTCAGTGAAACTGAAACCATTGGGGAAGGTTTTACTGGCGATGATATTCAGCGCCAGACCGGTGGCGGAGATGTCGTACATTGTTTAGCCTCAGTAAATATTACAAGTATCAGAATTCAAAGCATGAATGGGTCAAGCACGAGAAAGGTTTATCACCAGCAATACTTGACAGCAAACTCAAACAATCATTTGAGAGCAAAAGCAGAAAACGAAATGAAGCCAATCCTTCAGAAAACACTTAGAATTTTATTAGGAAAGACTTTTTGGACTGAGGGCGCACAGGCTCACAAATTTAAAATGCAGCCCTAAAATAGCGCCCCACTCGTCAACCATCAATACAGACTAACCACATAAGAATTACTAGAAAATATTTGCGAGTCAATATATAGCACCCCGCTCCAATTAGTATAAAACAACGTAGTATGCCCTGTAGCCATCATTTTAACGTTAGCCCCGCTAACCTTGACCCTCACATAATCGTTATAGCCATCACTACGCGCAGCATTTCTAACAACCTGTAGCTTGGCTCCAGAGGCTATCTCTGTCCGAATTTGCGTTGAACCGGCGAACCCCTCTTGAAATCCGTATATAATATCGGTTGCAATATAGCTAATATCAGACTCAACTGACTGATATTCGACCGCGTTCTGGCCTTTTAGAAGTTCTTTAATTGACTCTGCGCTATCGTAATTAGGGACAGCTTTAAAAATATCACTGAAAGTTGCGGCCTGGGTAAGCGTTCTATCCACCGGAGCGAAGGCGTACCCCAGTGAATTAGCCAGCTTCAATTGTCTATTCTCCCAGCCTGGTCGCTCGGTTTCGGGTGTGCCCCATGAAGAATCATCGACTAAAACTCGTTTATAGCCGAGTGCGTGAAGCGCAATTAACTCCCGCCCGAGCATTCTAGGGCGTTTGTTGCCATCATCCCAAATTTTGACATCATTTAATTCCTGAACCTCACCCGGAATGTGAAGATAAAACATGGAATTACTATGAATACCTCCTAACAACCATGAATCATTTAAGAATGTCCACCAATATTTTTCTGACAAAACCGAACCTTGGGTTGTGCTCGCGTGCGACTTATTATGGTTTTCCTTGGTTTGATTGTCTACTGTGCCTTGATATGGAGTTACAGAGGTAATTCCGAAACCAGAAATAATAGCTCCTCTTTGCCTTATCGTATCAGGACCTAGAACCAGAGCGTTAAGCGCATTTTGATTAGCCGCTTTATAAAGAATGTAAGCGTACGCACAATTTATGCCAAACTCATTCAGATCCATATCGGATTGATAGCTGGCTGACCACCGATCAATTCCACGAGCCATTTTATAAAGCTCTTGCATCTTCCCTTGATAGTTATCCGTCTTCGTACCGCTTATGTCATTCCAAGACAAAGTAGCATTTTGTTTAAACTGCATTTCGCTCCACAACATAACTTCACTCCCTCGCAAATGCATTCCATGAACGACACAAATGAATCGCCAATTAACACGAAAGCCAACACAGTTTGATCAGCTTTTTAATACCACCCAATATTGGTTAACACTATCCCACGCAATAGACATCGAGTAAAAAACACAACACCACTCTTGTCAAGTATCGCCTTCACCCTATAAACATAGGCCACTAACCAGGTAGGCAACAACATATCAAATCAGATTGTGCGAGCCCTCAATCTTGCGTACCACATCATTCTTGCTATAGGCCAACGTGTACTGCGCCACATACTCGGTCGCCCCGCTCTCCCCGGTACGCGGCACGATGGCCACGTCAGCCCAGAAGCCATTGATCTGCACGTCGCGCCAGGCATCCGGGTCGCCGGAGAGCTGAGTGACGGCAATCTGCTGGGCCGTGGTCAGTTCCTTGCCGATGCTGATCGTGCCGTTGAATTTCGCCAGGTTGGCGCCCTCCACCACCTGGCCCAGCACCATGCCGCGCCCGTCGTTGTTGGCCGGGATCTTGCCCAGTGACAACTGCAGGCTGAGCAGCCGTGCGGTGAGGTAGGCCTTGAGCCATTGCTCATTGGCGTGGACGTTCATATCCAGCGGTGCGGTGGCGCCGCCCTGCAGGTAGCCGCGCTGGAAGAAGGCGATTTTCTGCCCGGCGCTGGCCGTCTCGCCGTAATAGCTGATGCGCATGGCGTCGTAGGTGTTGGCGTCAGTGTTGGAGCTGACATCCGCTGCCATACCGGGCACCTGCCGGTACATGTAGTTCACTGTGGCGTTGCGGCGCTGGTAGTTGGTCGCGGCCATGATCGCGGCGGGGATCGACTCCTTGTATTGGCCACTCGCGCCATTGAGCATCAGCCCGGTAGAGGCGAAGCTTTGCAGGGCGGCGTAGAAGCTTTGAGCCGTGGCGGCTGAGACGCCGACCAGGAACATGTATTTCACGTTTAGCGCGGCGTTGTACTGCGCCACCGGTACCGCTTCGTCGACGGTGATGGCTGGATAGCTGAACGAGCCGAACGAGTCGGTAATGTCCTCGGCGGCTTGCAGGGCTTCCAAGGGAGTCTGCACGACGCTACCTGGCGACAGAATCGCCGAGGCCTGGGTCCAGCCCAGCAGGTCGGCCAGTTCGGTGGCCCCCACTTTGACTGGCGCGTTGACGGCGGTACCGCCGCTCAAGGTGAAAATCGCGGCAATAGGGTCATAGCTGACGGTGGCGTCGGTCCATTGCGCGCCGCCCGCTGTATAGCTCTGAATGGCTTCTTCGATAGCGGTGGCCACGTCGGCGAAAGTACTGGCGGTGGACAGGTCGATGCCTTGCAGGGTCTGTTCGCCGTCCCCCAGGGTCAGGATCAGTGAACCAGCGGATACAGCCTTGAGCTGGCTGAGAGTGTTACCCGTCTTGATCCCGAAGATCTGCGGCTTGCGCGGCTCGGTGACCAGCGCGGCAAAGCGGATTTTCTTTGCCTGGCTGGCAGGTGCCGGGCTGATGTAGCTGAAATACTGGTTGGCAAACGCGGCCTCCGGGCTGGCGGCGCCGAAATATCGGTCGGCATCGCCTTTTTCCATGGTGACCATGGCATCCACCGGCACACGGGGGTCGCTGCTGAAGCGCAGGCCCACCAGCTCGCGCTCGGCGACGGCTTGGGCGCCCGCGACGCCGGAGGTGATGTGTACATAGCGGTCAATCGAGATCGACATGGGTCGGGCCTCATACTCGGGTTATTGCATGCTCGATGGCGTCCACGGACGGCGTGATGAGCGTGATGCTGCGCAGATGCGAAACGGTGAAGTCGAAGGATGGCGCCGCCTCCTGCTGGCCCTGATCGTTCTCGAAGAACGGGCAACGGATGGCGGTGATGCGCTGCAGCCCGGCGCCGTGGCGGCTCAGGGTGTCGATAAAGGGCTGCGAGCTGATCAGCATCGCGGCCAGGCTGGTCAGGTCTTCGGCGGTCGCGGCTGTGGTGTCGTGTGGATCGCTGCGGGCGTAACCACCGAGCTGGAAATGCGCCAGCATGCGTTGGGTTTCGCTGTGGCGCTGCTGGCCGCTGGCTGGGTCGTAACGGTCCTTGCGGTGCTGCCAGCCGTAGCGGCTGCTATCCACCGGGAAGAAGTACAGGCCTCGGGTGGCTCTGCCCTGCCCCGTGGGCTGATGCCCGGCCAGCACCGCCAGGTCGGTGATGCCCTGGCGTGACAGCAACCCCAGCAGCGTCGAGCGGATCAACGCCTTGAGCTGGTTATCGGTCACGGCACCGGCCCCACATCCACCACCAGCACGCCGCGCCAGCCATCCTGGGCCGACCAGTCCAGCAGGTTGGCCACTTCATGGCGGCGGCCATTGAAGTCGAGCAGATCTGGCGAGGCTTCGCGCTGGATGCCCTCAATGGCTACCGAGGCGTAGAAGGTCGCGTAGGTCTTGGCCAGATCCAGGCCCATGGCGGTGTAACGGGTACGATCAACCGCCTGCCAACTGCCGATCACGTCCACCGGCGCATCGTAGGCGGTGACCCACTGGCCAAGCTCGTTTTCGCTGCGGCCATTGGCGTGGTGCCAGCGCACCAACTGGCCGCCGATCACGCCCAGTGCTAGGCCCAGCAGGTTGACGCCGGGAATCATCATAGGTCCACCACATCGTTGTTGACTGAGCCGATCAGCAGGCCGGTGTCCACCAAGGGCTTGACCGAGACGCCAGGGGTTTTACGTCGCGCACGACGTGCTGCCACGGTGGCATCGGCCAAGGGTGGCGCGGTGATCTGGCTGATGGTTTTTTTGATATCGGCGGCTGCTCGAGCACCGAACTGATAGAGCATGGCCGGGGCTTCGATCTGACCGTTGAGCACGGCCTTACAGCCGCTGCGCAGGGATTCGCGCCAGGCGTTACGCTGTTGCTCGATGGTCGGGCGCATAAAGGGCCGCGCATGCTCAGGGTGGAACTCCTGAATGCTCGCCACATAGGCCACAGGCGTGCCGTCGGGGTATTTGGCCGACTCAAAGAAGCCGACCCGGGCATGCTTGTGAGCGATGGCCTGCATGGCCCGGCGCAACGCCTCGCTACCCGCGCGATTCTGGCTTACCTTCGCCACAAACGCCTCCCCTTTGGAAACAGCCCGCCCACCGCACGAAAGGCCGCTCGCTCAGGCAACCCGCCGACATAGAAACCGCCGGCGGTGCAGCGCTTGAGCAGGGCCAGCAGTTGCAAACCGTAGGGGGTCAATCCCAGCCAATACGCCCAGGCATCATCGCCACCCGGTGGCGGCGCGATGGAGACGCTGACCTTATCGATGGTGGCGCTGGTGACCTGGCCGCTGACTCCGCCTGCGCGTGCCTGGGCGGCCACGGTCAGCAGATGCGCCACCATCAGCATGAGCATCTGGCTTGAGCAGTTGCAGCCCGTGTCGGCGAGGAAGCATTGGGCTTCGGTCGCCATGGCCAGAAGCTGTTCATCGGTCTGCGCGGCAAACTGCGGATACAGCAGGCGGAAAGTGTCCGGAACGAACATGTTCAGCCCCTGCTCTTTTTTACCGGCTTGCCAGTGACTGGAGCCTCGCCCTCGGCAAAGTCCTGCTCCACCAGCGGCGCCGAGGCATCGCGGCCGGTCATGCTGGCGGCGACCTTGTCCGGCTCGGCCTTGGCTTGGGACACGCTGATATAGGCGTTGCTCTCGTGCAGGCGGAACACCTCATTACGGCGCAGCTCGGCCAGTTGCTCAGCGGTCACTTCGGTGACCACGCCCAGGGGGGTAATCAGGTGTTTGTTGGCCACGTTGGCCTTACCGGCGATAAATACCGAGGTTTCCAGTTGGGGCGCGCCACCAGGCACATCGGTGTAGGTGCTGTAGCTCTGGTCATTGCTCAGGGTGGAATAGACGTAGATCGTCATCACGGCATCCTCATCAGAAAAAGAAAGCCCGGCGCAGAGGCCGGGCTGGTCGAAGAATGGTATGGGTCACAGCCCGGTGTAGCGGCGCACCGCCCAAGGCCGTTTGAACAACACTCCCGCCGTGGCGTTGGTGAAGTCTTCCAGGTATCCCTTGGCGCGCTGTTCGCTGCCAATGACCTGGAAGCGGGTCGGCACAATCTGTGTCAGCACCCGGCCATCATCGGTGCTGCCACCTTTCACCGAGTCGGCATACAGGTACGCGCCGTTGGCCCCACCATTGGCGCCGACCAGTTCCGGTACCTCGATAACCCGAATGCCGGGATAGGTCTTGGTCAACCAGTCCTGCACCGAATTGCCCTGCTCCGACGTCACGCCCAGAAACTCGCCATGGCCCAGCGGCAATGCCAGGGTCATCGGGGTTTTGTTGCTGATATGGCCACCCCCGGACACCACCAGATCCGCGACCATGCGGCGAATGTCGGCCGTGAGCTGCAGGAAGCTTTTCTGGGCCCAGGATGAAGTGGCAGGCGATGATCCGTTGGTGGGCAGCGTGACATAACCCGGCAATTGCGGGTCGTTGAGAAAGCCATAGGTACGGGTTTCCGGCGAGCTGAAACCATAGAAGCCCACGCGGTTGCGCGAGATATCCAGGGATTCGGAGGCCGCGCTGCGCTTCTCTGCCGCATCGTTGATACCAGCCTTGGCGGCGCGTAGCTCCTCCAGGCGCGAAACGAACAAGCCCTGCTCGAAGCGCACGATGGTGCGGCGCTCGTAGCCGTTCTTGTAGTTGGCGAACGGAATGTTGGTGGTATCGCCGTAAAGCTCGGCTTTACCCGTGGCCTCCATGGTGCCTTGGATGATTTCCTCGTCCTCCCAGCTGCCCATGGTCTGCACGCCGCACAGTTCATCGATCAGCCGCACGGTGGTGAGTTGGTGCACCAGCCCGGGCAGCCAGGTTTGCAGATTTTGCGCCAGAGTACCGGCGGCGCCGATCACCGGGCCGGTCAGGGCCGAATCCATGGCCAGGGCGTCGACGTTGATTCCGATCCGGGCCAACTGGGCATAGTGTTGGGCGTGCTCGGGCTTGAGCACCAGCGGGCCGCGTCGGGACAGATCGCGGCCGCTGATGTAATTGCGTTCAGGGGTGCGCATCGGTGGCGGCTCCTCAGTTGGTCAGTTTGATGAACGCCAGCGAGGGCGTATCAACAGATGCGTGGTGACGGTCCACCACGCAGTTCGGCACCAGCGCACGGCCAGCGCCAGGGGTTTCAGGATCGGCGACCCAATCCAGCTCGCCGGTGGTGAGGTCGTAAACCACGGCGGTGCCGATGGGCGCGCTGGGAGTGGCCAGGGAGACGGCAACGAAGCCCATCTCCATGAATTCGCAGGCGGTGCCATTGGGCAGGGTCAGGGTATCGGCCAGGGTGTCGCCGGGCAGGCCGTAGAGCACGTGGGTCTTGGGCAGGATCAAAATGCCCGCGAACACCCCGCTGCCGCCCGCCTCCATGGTCTGCGCCTGGGTGTCGGCATAGGTAAACGCACGACCGATCACGTTGTGCTCCGGCGTCACGCTGTCGAGCAGGCCGGGGCGTACGCGCATCGGACCGTCGTGGGAGATCTCGCCGACCACGCCGGATATCAGCTCGGATTTAATACTTGCTGGAAAGGCCATGGCTTACTTCTCCCAGGTGTCGAACAGGTTCACATCCGCACCATCCAGGGCGACGGTGGGAATTTTGTGCGGTGGCGTACGGCCGTGCAGATAAGCCCTCAGCGAGGCCAGCTCCTGGCCTTTCTGGGTAGGCACACCGAGCTTCTGCACGCCGTATTCGGCCACGCCCTGCACGCTCATGCGTGCATGGTCGAAGGTGCCGACAAAGCCGGACAGGTTTGCGGCCAGGGCATCACGGTCGGCCAGCCCCGTCACCAGGGCAGCGTCCATGCCGCGCTGTTGCTGCTCCAGGTTCCCCAGGCGTTTGCCGAGGCCATCCAGCGCCCGGAGAATCGCTTGGTCAGCCGTCGGTTGTTCGCTGGGCGGCTCGGTACCGACCGGATTTTCATCAATCACCGGTTCAGTACCTTCCGTGTCGCCAGTTGGCTCTGGCTCTGCGCTGGCCGTGATCAGGCCTACCTCGGCCAGCAACGCGTTGGCTTCGGCCTGGCTTTCCAGCAGGGGTTTCAATTGTTCAAGCAGGGCTTTGATTCGGGCGAGGTTGTCCCCGCCTTCTGGCCCGGTAATGTCGTCAGCCATGGGTAGTAACTCCGCTGAATCGAGGGTGAATGTCAGGTGGTCCTGTACTGCGACATCGGGGCCGGAACGGCCCTCGCTGACCAGTGCAAGGTGGTTGCCCCGGATATGGCGTTGCACGGCGTCATAGGGGACGCCTTCGAACTCGCCGGGGGTAAAGTCGTATTGGCAGAAGTAACCGGCAGACAACTCGATCTTGCCGTTGTCTATCAGATGCTTGGCGGCCTCGGAAACGATCTTGAGATTGCCGCGCAGGTAGGGCGCGTCGAAGTAGATCTGTTCGCCGATCATCCCCTGGATGCCCTTGCGCTCGGCCGGCGTGCCGCCGCCCTCCTCGCTGCCAAGAAAGGCGTGCTCGTCCACGAACGGCAGCAGACGGAATGACTCGATGCATTCAGGGCTGGCCAGTTCCTCGGCGGGCCGGTAGATCCGGTAAATCTGCTTGGCTACGGGTGCGCCAATCTCGCTGCCGCGATAGGGAAACACCCCCACTTTGCTCAGGGGGTTGTCCCGCACCTCCAGCCAGCCATTGCGGTCGGTGATGCGCTTGGTCTGTTGCATGGATTGCGCTCAATAAAACACCCGCCGTGGCGGGTTGGGGAAACGGGTAAGCCGGTCAATCGACGCCGAAACGCAGGACCGGGCGCATCTGGCAGTTGCAGTTGGGGAGTTGCCCCGGCAAGCCGCGCTCGCCGGTACGGTCATCGATCACCGGCAGGTCATCGAATCGGAAGGTCTGGCCATTCAGGTCCAGGTGCAGTTGCCGAGGTTCGGCGCCGCCACCGGAGTGCAGCCACTCAAATTCCTCGACACCGGATGCCTTCATCCGGGTGGAGTTCATAGCGCTGGTGACTTTGCGGGTCTGGTCGCGGGCAATGAACCGGGCGCGGTGCTGGGTGATGCCTGCCTGCTTATCTAGGGCCTTGGCCACATCCTCCAGGCCATTGCCGCCCGGTTGGATCGAGCGCAATACCGTGCTCTCAATGCGGGCGTGAAACTCGGCCGGGATCGACTTGATCAGCGCCACATTGCTGGCTGTGGCGGCACGCATGGATTCGCGCAACGCAGCCGGCATGTCGGGCGTGTTCAAGGTGATACCGCCTGAAAGTGCCTTGAGCGAGTTTTTCAGGTTGTCGTAACTGGCCTTGTCGATCTGGCTGAACAGTTTGTCGATCATGCCCTTGGCCTGTTGCGCGAAGAGCCGGTTGAAGCGTTGCCGAAGGTTGGCCAGTGCGCGACGGGCTTGGGTGGCGGTACTGGCATCAAGGGTTATGGGGCCTACGCTCAAGGCCGCTTTCAGCTCGGCGCGATAGGCCTTGAGCATCTGCTCGATCAGCCGTTGCAGGGCCGCATCAAACCGCGCTGCCGGGGCTGCTGGATAAGCCAGGCGCTCGCCCTTGATCGTCGCCGCCTGGCGGTTGGACACCCACCTCTGGCGGGTCTTCGTCAGTTTTACCGGCATCGATCAATTCCTCTTCCAGGCCGTAATAGTCTGAATCCTTGTCTGCCGCGACCCGCCGACGAATATCCGCACCGTCGATGGCGCCGGTGTCGAACAGCACCTTGTCGGTTTCGGCCTTGGTCTTGTTGAGGCTGGTCCACTGTTCTGCGGTCGGGCTGTCCAGCGGCCGCCAGTCCACGGTGGTCTGGATGGGCGCGATGTTCAGCCTGGGCGCGACGTCCGAGCGCATCACCAGGGCGTGATGCCGTTCGAGCAACGGCGTCAGGTCGTTGGTCTGGATGCTTTCCAGCTCCTCGCGGTAGCTCGCCTCTTCGTAATTGCCCGTGGGATTGAAGCCTTTGGGCGTGGTGCCCAGCAGCTTGGTCGCGGGCACGTTGGCAATCGCTGCCACCAGTTGGTATTGACTCATGATCACTGCATCCAAGTCGGCCAGACTGGTATCGATTTGCGAAACCGTGTCATCCGGGCCAATGGTCCAGACGCCGAAGTTATCGCGGTTCTCGATCACGCCCTGCAGAACTTCGGCGACCTTCTGGGGGTTGCCCAGGGCGGCGTCGGGCACCTTGAAAGTGGTCAGGCGCTTGGTCATGGCCAGTTGCGGCGCCTCATTGGCGGTACGTTCAGCGGCATACACCCGCTCGTAGATCCGTTGCGGCACGCTGACACCGCCGTACTGGTAGCCTGGCTTCAATACATCGGCTACCGGATGCGGGATGTAGATGGCCATGTGTGAGCGGTGATAACGCTGACCACCGATGCGGTAGAAACTCGGCTCGTAGAAATACAGACTGGCCGGGTCTTGCAAGGCACTTGCGTCCAGCTCCGGGGTGATCCAGTACGGATCAACCTGGGTAATGCCCTGATAGCTACCCGGTGTGACGCCGTCCAGATTGAACGGTTTCTCGTAGTATTCAGGGTCGGTGCTCTGCACCTTGAACAGCGCAATGCGAATGCCAAACACGCGGCCCATATGGATGAACTCGCGCATGGTCGCGTTAACGCCTCGACGCTTGTCGGCCTTCTTGATCAGCTCGATGGCCTCGGGGTTGTCGCCGTTGATCTCGTAGCCCTGGCGGATGGCATCGCGGCCAGTCATGGAACAGGCCTTATCCGCCAGCCAATGCTGGGCGATCAGCGCGCACGCGGCATAACCGATGAAACCCTGGGAAGCGTACCAGCCCAGTTGCGCATCGGGGATCTGCGTACCGGCCATGCCCGGTTTCAAGACTGGTGCGTTGTCCATGGCAGATCCGCAGGCCGTCGGCAGCTTGAATGCCACCTGCATCACCTGGGCGGCGGATGGCCGGGTGACCAGCGGCCCCAGGTCCGTGGAGAACACACTGGCCGCACCGGCAGGCGGCGACGGCGCCTTGTCCTTTCGATCAAATGGCCACATGCCCTAACCCTTAACTGAAAATACTGCGCTTGCGCTTCATCAGCGGCTCCAGCGCGTAACGGATGGCGTCGATGTAATGGTTGAAGGCATCGACGATGATCGGCAGCACATCGCCGGTCAGGCGATCGACCTTGTAGGTGTACTCGAGGAATTCCTGCTGCACCTCGACACAGCGGGTGTGAATGACGACCTCGGCGTAACTCTTGATGTGCTCGATGCCGTCCTCGACACTGCCCTTGCCCTTCTCACAGGGCACAATCAGCGGCAGGTGCTTGCGCTTGCCATGCTTGTCGGGACGCTTCAGATAGCTGATGGACTCGGGCCGGGCGTTGTCGGCGCGCAAGACGTAGCGCTCAATGCCAGGAATCCCCTGGGCCAAGTAATCCGCCGTTTCGTCCAGCTCCAGGCCGACCTTCCCAGCTTCGCGCTCGATATACAGGGTGTCGTTGTTCACCCAGCAGCGCACACCAGCGGTGGGGTCGTTGGCGAATCCAAAGTCCAGCCCGTGATAAGGGCCGTCCCAGTCCGCCGCCGGTGTGAAGTCGGCTACCCGCCACTTGCCGAGAAAGATCGCTGCCTTGCTCTGCTTGAGATAAGCGCCCTTCCAAATGTGCCGATAGGTTTCCGGGTCAAGGGTGCGCTGCTGATGCTGGCGCTGCTCCTCGAGCACCTGGGTAAACCAGGGGTTGTCGGTGTAGTTCAGCTCGACAATAGACGAGCGCGGCGGCGGATTCTTGATGAAACGCTGATCCACCGGGCTGCCGTCCAACCGGGGATTCCAGATCACCCAGATTTCCGACTTGTCGGCGCGGATGGTCGGCTCCAACGCTTGCCACGACGCCTCGGGGACGTCCTCGGCTTCCTCGACAATGCACAGATCAATCTGCGCCGTGGACTTCACCGAGCCGATATTGTGGCGCAGGCCCTTGAAGATGAATTCCGTGCCGTTGTGCCCGCGCAGGTAATCGATACCAACGTCATAGGCGGCAGCCAGCCAGGGCTCAGAGGCAATGGCGTTTTTCAACTCGGCGTGGAATGACTCCTTGATCGAGTCCTGCAGTTCCCGCGTACAGAGAATCCGCAGCGGCTCGACCACACCCCAGATCGCCGCCATCTTGGCGAAGTTGAACGACTTGCCCGACCCCCTGCCGCCATGGGCACCGCGATAGCGCAATGAACCTCGGGGTTTGGCAAAGACGGGGATCAGCTTGGGTGGCAGCTCAATCCTGGCCGTCGACATTCGGCGCCACCAATTCAATGCGGGTCGGCATCGGCGTCATCGACCGGTCGGAGCTGGTGTGGTCCTGCTTGTCGGCCAGGCCCAGGTCGCGGGCGATGATGTTCGGGTTCAGCAAGTCAGCGGCGGCACCGGTGAACTTCTGCTCGTACATCACGCTTTCTGCCCGCGTAGTGATAGGAATTAAATCTTCCCGCTCACGGAACGTGCGCCAGGTTCGCTCCTCGATTTCAAGGAACAGACATAGGCCACCGATAGTCATGGCGCGCATCTTGGCGACCTTTTCCTGGGTGACCACACCCTGATAGGCGAATGGCTTCACCTCCCACAGCGGGTTGTCCTCCACCCACTGGAAATACTCGCAGCAGGCTTCCCACAATGCCTCGGGCGTCTCGAACAGCGGGGGCCTGCCGTGTCGGGTTCTGGCCTTCCAGAATTGATTGCCTTTCGGGGCGGCCATTGTCGTTACTCCACAAACAAAAAAACCGCACTCGGCGGCTTCAACTCAATGTGTATGGCTACCCCGACCTGCGCATCACGCAGGAGGAATGGCAGCAATCTGTCGCTTGATTTCGTCACTGATGACCTTGGCCGACCACAGGCTGGCCACGGTATCGGTACCGGCCTGAAGCTTGACCGCATCACCGGCAGCCGGCGCCGTGGGAATGGTCGGCTTCTCGGTCAGGTCGTTATAACTGCCGGTGAAACTGGATGTTCCGGCGCCGATTGCGGTACGTGCTGCAGCAGCATCAGCGCCGGTCAGCACGGCCTTACCAGTTGCCGTCGCATCGGTGATGTCATCCGCCGTGATCTCATCAGGACCACCGCCGCCCCCACCGCCATCCGGGCTGCCCTTCACCACCGCCTGCATCAGACGAAAGCTTTTGCTCACCTGCTGCAAGGTGATACAGACCGGCGCGCCGTAGGGCTGCCAGCCATCGGCAATACCCTCATTCAAGCGTGTGGCGAGTTCTTCAGGGCTGTCAGCTGTGATCGTGGAATAGTCGGTGTAAGCCATGGTCTGGGCCTCCGCAGGGTATGGAATCAAGGGTTGGAATCGCGTTTGGGCAACTTCAGGTCAGCGAAGCGATCCGCCAGGGTGGCGATCTTCTTCATACCCAGGGCACCCACAAACGCCCCGAGCGCCGCTGCCATGTTCTGTGGCAAATCGAAGTACTCGAGCAGTGGAAATGCCCCGGCGGTGATCAGCGCGCACAGGCAGGCCTCAAGCACCACCTGCCGACGGGCACCGCCGCCGTAGATGATGCGCAAGGCACCCACGGCGCCGGAAAGCGCGGCGGCATACAGGACGTGGGAATGTTGGTTCACCCATGCGAGCAGGGCTGACCAGGTGTCTGGTTTTTCGGGCATATCAGCCATCTCAAATCCCCAACGGGACAACAACAGGGTGGTAGGACAGCTTTTCGTAGAAACATCAGGAAAAAATGGCTTGGTTGTAACGTCAAAAAAATATAAGTAAAAATACGTGCATTACTTATAAAAGACCTATATTTTCCACATGAACACGATCAACTGGACCAGGAAAGCCGTTAAGCAACTCCTGAAGCTGCATACCCAGCATCAAGTGCAGGTTCGTGATGCGGTGACCCAGCTCGGCGCTATGCCAGACGTCGGCAACATCAAAGCCCTGACTGGGCATGCATACGGGTACCGGCTGCGAGTGGGCAATTACCGCGTTCTGTTCGACTGGGACGGCGCCGTCAAAATCATCAGCATTCAAGAGGTGAGGAAACGCGATGAGCGCACCTACTGACATTCAAATCATCAACGGGACAGACGGAAAACCGGCCTTCGTGGTCATCCCCTACGCGCAATACATCGCGCAGAACAACAACCATGCCGACCTGATCCCACACGAAGTGGTCAGCCGCATCGTTGACGGCGCATCCCCTATTCGCGCATGGCGCGAACACCTGGGCTTGACGCAGGAGGATGTGGCCAAACGCATGGGTATCAGCCAACCGGCTTACGCCCAACAGGAAACCGTCGCCAAACCACGTAGGGCCACGCGGGAGAAAATCGCGGCGGCGTTTGGGATAGGCCCGGATCAGTTAGAACTGTGAGTGGTCAATCACTTGGATCAGAGATGAGGTGACGCTTGACAAATAGGCCCATTGGGCCTAATATTACACATATGGGAAGCGCATAACGCCCGGCCCGACAGCCCCTAAGGGAAGAACATATGAGCAACGAAATGACCACCGCCGAACTCGAAAAGATTCACTCCGAGATTGCAAAGCTGATGGCCGAAACCAGCAAGCTGAACGCGGAAACCAGCAAGCTTCGCTCCGAAGAACGCAAGCTCAGCCGCGAAGCACTTTGGTATCCGCTGGCGATGGGATCAGGCCTTGTTGGCGCTACAGCCGCCGCCACACTCGCCCTTAGCAGATACCTCTCCTAATCCAAAGGCCCCGCGAAAGCGGGGCTTCTCATAGGTCAATATGAAAATCATCAAACACTACGCGCCGCCCAGCACCGTCGACCTCGAAGCCCTGAAAACCCGGCTCAACAAAACCGGCAATGACATGGCCAATATTGCGGGGCTATCCGATGGTCGCCAGTGGCGCAAGTACACAGGCGGCGCAAGCCCTCGGGAGGTCAGCGTACAGATGCTATTTTTCATTGCTGCCCGGCTGACGCTGCCGGAGGATCAGTTAGAGGCGCTGTATGGGGAGATGCGGGCGATGGGGGCTGAGTTGGCGTTTGATGATCAAGCATGACGAAATGCAGTAAGGAATGTCGAGCCTCTGAAGTGAAATCTTGGAGCATGCAACCGCCGGAACGTAGTTGAAGACTCAGCTACAAAAATGGCATTATGCCATTATTTATATCACTCATAGGCCGATTAAGCAGGTACGCATGATAAGCTTCTACCCCCAGGTCACGGACGCCATTGGCTTTTTACTTGTGCCTCTCTCGATAGTGCTAACGGTGCATGCTAAATATGTTTCAAGTAACTGGAGAAGAATAGCTCTCGCCGTGGCTTCAATTTTCATCACGATCATTGCATTCGGCAGAGCAATTTCCCTGAGTCAAGGATTTGAGTACTGGGAAGGGCTCGATATCTTTGTACTGATAGCATCAGTTTATAACGCTCCATTTTATCTAGCTACTTTCCTGATATCAACAGGATCCCTATTAAACGAAACCTGTAAAGACATCATACACTGGATCAAACACAAAGAAACACGCCAACCTGCACTCGACGATATCAAAATGATTTTTGATGGCGGAAAACAAATAGGTCTGAGCTTAGCCATAGCTCTATCCTTAAAATCAATACAAGAGCCAATGAGGCAGGATCTTGCATGGAAGGAAAGCACAATTGCTTTAGTTAATTGCAGCTCCTTACTAATCACTACTTATCTATTGATATTAGGCTATATATGGATCGGATTTAGTTTTAAATCGAAGCCCTCTTCAAAAGTTCTCCACTGGATCAGTCTATCAACGTTTGGCGGAGTCACGACAACCATCATATACTATCTGGTAAAAACAGATTATAAAAATATCACCTTTAACCCATGGAGTTGAAATCAAAAAAAACTTAAAACTTGATTGCTGCGAGCTCTAGGCCAGCTCAATCATTTAACGCAATTGACGATCTTATCCGAAAAAAAACCCAGCTCATCGGCTGGGTTTTTAGCGTCTATCCCCAACGAACACAGGAATGACAGGATGGATAGAATTCTGGCTCACTGGCTCACCACCCGTCAAGCCACTTCCGAAACCAGAAGCCCTTCCGCCTCAAGCATATGCTGCGCCTCGATCAACGCCTCATTGACGCCGCTCTCCAGATCCTTGCGAATATCCCGACGCCACCGCTCCTGGGTTTTCACCGGGTACGGCTCGTCACTCCAGTTGTCCATGTGATACCAGCCTGCAGGTAATACACGGGTGGAGCGCTTGCCTTCAGCTCCAGCCAACTTCGGCAGCGCCCAGGTCACCACCGCGCAATGCCGGAAGCGCTCCGGCGCCGGTGAGCGTACCTGCTTAGCCAGTTCGGCAATGGCTGCGTGCTTGCGCTCGGTATGCGTTGAATACTTCGCCACCAGCGCCCGCCAGTGCGCCGGGGCAAGCCCTTTATGCAGTCGCCCGAACACCCAGCAGTCGGCCAGGAAAGCCGCCTGTTTGCCACCCACTCCGGGCTGGCTGGTGCATTGCACTCTGGGCTGAAAATCACACCCGCCTGCGCTGTTGATTGTCTCGGCAGCCAGGGCACGAATCACCGCCGCCACCACGTTTCGATAGGTCATCAAACGCCCCTCCTGCATTCAAAATTTTTATCATCCAACCTGCTCATGCGGCGCCCTGCCCTTCACGGATCAAAATGGCCTGGGTCCGCATAACCGCCTCGGCGTGATAGTACCGGGCAAGGTCCGTATCGATTGTGCGGGTTCGCCGATCGATCTCGTCATGGCAGGCGCTGCACGCCCATGCGCCCTGAAAATCGTTGGGTTTGAATCCGGTACCGCATGTGCCGGCCATTCGGTAGTGGGCGAGCACGGTGGTCTCCGGGTTGCCGTTGCAGATGCCTGGAATACGCACCTGACACTCCCTGCCCCTGGCGGCCCTGGTCAATCGGGTTTGCCTGGCCATCACGCAAAGCCCCCCATCTGCTCCGCCGCGCTCAGGGCGTCGTGCTCGGTCTCGAAGTGCGCCGACAGCACCAGTCGCCAGCAGGCGTTGAACACGTCGCGATACAGCGGCTCGAACGCGGACTCGTCCATGTGCGCCCAACTGATCGACTTGGCTTCCTTGCGGATCCCCTCGGGCGTTTGCACCAGGTGGAAATGCCCGGCCTCGATGGTCACCCACTCCCGGAACGCCTCGCGGCTCTTCTCGACAACGGGATAGCGCTGGGCCCGGGCCTGTTCCAAGCCTTCGATGTACGCCGCCACCGCCTGGGACAGTTGCCCCGGCTTGCCGCTCTGCGCCTCGAAGTACCGCGCCAGCCCACGGATACCACGCAGTTCCTGACGCGGTACCAGGCCGCCGACCGGCTCCCAGTAATCCCAGGCCAGATCGAGCATGGCGAAAAACTTGCCGTGAAAACGCGGGTTACGCATCCGGGCGAATTTGCCGTGAATCACCTGGCCCAACTTCCATTTCTGGCATTGCTCGCGGTCTGCCTCGGTGGCCGGTACCAGACCTTGCGGCGTTCGGATCAACGCGACCTCAGCCATGATGCACCCCCCTCCCACGATCCCGCCGGATGTTGAGCGTTGCCAGCAACATGGCGCGGGCCGACGTCGGATTCGCGGGAATGCCCTGCGCATGCACCAGTGCCTCGGCCTGCTTGTGGGAGTGTTCGAGCTGAATCTGCTCTCGCGGGCGAGCGCTGTCGTGACCAATGCCATGGGCAATGCGACCATCCAACGGCTGCCCGTTCTGCGCACGACGGATGACAATGGCGTAATTGCGCTCGAAGCGCTGGCGCAACGCCTTGTCACCGTCATGGGCGGTTTTCAGGTCGAACAGGCTGGTAGCTTCGGCGGCAATGCGTACGCCGTGATGGGTGTAACTGCCCATCAGCGCCTCCAGCCAAGCGTCAGCCTCGTCCGGTAGCCCCATGTCGGCGGGCGTTGGTGCACACCACGCGACGAATGTGCCGACACTGGGGATGAAATCCTTGGCCGACTTTCGCGCAGCACGAAAGCCAAAGGCCAGTTGAGTGTCCGAATCAATTCCGCCCTGGATAAACCCGGCGATCCATTCGCGCTTGGCGGCCTGCAGCGCCAGGTCATCCGGCCATGCCACGCGCCATGCCGGGAAAATTCCCATGAGCTTGGTGAATACAGTGTTGACCAGCCGTGCGGTTTGTTCGTCGACCTTGATCGGTGCCATCTCGAAGGGCGTCGGTACCGGCATGGCCGATTCCCGGGTAAGGGTGCGGGTAATTGCGCTGATTTTTCTCACAGGATTTGCTCCTCAGCCCAGGAAATGTCGTTGAAGTCAGGTGCGCGAGCTCCCGTCCGTGGCGGGCCCGTCAGCCTGCGGTTGGCGTCCTCCTGGGCCTTGAGCATCCAGGTTCGCCACGTGGCCTCCCAGTCGGCCTTGGTGCCGCCGCTACCGCGCCAGTAGTTCACGAATTTCTCGGATTCCAGCGTCAGGTTCACGGCCGGCGCCCGGTCCGACGCCCACAGGCGCATGTCGCCGGTGACATTGAACGGGTCAGGCAAACGGGATTTTGATTTGCGCTTGGGCACCGGCTTACCCGGTGTGTCAGGGGGATCTTCGCTTGGCGATTCGTCAAGCGCAGGGGGACTAAGGGGGTATATATCTTCTTCTGTATCTGTATCTTTATTCGTTGAATTTCGTTGCAACGGAATTTCAACGGTCGTTGAACGGTCGTTGGTTTCCCGTTGGCCTTGCGCTAGCTTTCTGTTCTTTTTCGCCTCGGCAGAGGCCTTTCCGGCATCACTTTTCTGTTTCTTCGAGGAGTGCACCAGCTCAAGGTCACGCTCGATACGTTCGTGCGTCCACATCTCACCGTCATCGTTGAAAAACTCTTTCAACGAAGCTTCAACGGAAATCCAACGGTCGTTGGAAAGCCGCGCAATCCGGGCCAATCGCGAAGTGGGAATCGGCTTGCCGGTCTGCCAATAATTGAAAATCAGCAGGAGATAGGCGCCATGCTCCTCGGTGGTCAGGTGCATGGTGTCGGCCAGGTAATCGGCGACATACAGTTGAATGTACGGGAGAGCGGCCATGGCTCAGTCCCACTCCAACTGGTGAACGCCCTCGATCTGCTCCATATGCAGCTTGGCCATGTGCAGATACGCGGCGATATCCCGTTCCCTGAAACACCGGGCATCCGTGGGCACCACCTTCAAATCGAGCACAGCAATCAGGTCGCAGAGATACACCAGCTTTTCCGGTTTTAAACGGCTGATCGTCGCTTCATCGCAGTCCATTGCACGCGCCACCGGTGCGCCACCAATGGATGCAAGACGCTGCAATAGAACCGAATAGTTCTTGCGAGACCTTTCGGCCTGCTCATGGCTTAATTTAGGTGTTGGCATAGTCAGGCCGCACCCTTCAGGACTTTTTTCGCCAAAGACACAAGGTCGGGCCTAAGTCCTGCAATGGTGATGCTTCCCTCTGAAGCATCTTGCAGACGCTCACCAAGCTCCGCTGACGCTTTGCGATGACCGCCAGCGAGTTGCCATAAATGGCCGACGGTGGTGCCGGCCTCCAGTGCTACACGCTCGCGCTCAGCGGTCGGTGTTTTCGCCAACCAATCGCGTAAGTGGTCATTCATAAAAATGTTCTCCTCGATACCTCAGGAGAATTTAGCTTAGCGCTAATTTATCAGCAAGGAAAATTTAGCTATGAGGACATTTAGCAGGAAGCTAAACAATGGCATTCTGAAATCCATGGACATATATGAAATCAGAAAACTGAATTTGCTCAAGCTCATCGGCAGCCAGAAAAAGGCGTCATGCGCGGAACGCTGGGGCATGAGCCCCGCGCATTTGAGTCAAATTCTTTCAGCCAAAACCTCAAAGAACCTTGGGGACGATGTTGCCCGCAGAATTGAAACCCTTCAGGGGCTTCCTCATGGCTGGCTTGATACGTTGCAGGAAACACTCGATGAGAAACAATCCATCGACGTTGAAGGTTTGCCCGCCCCACTGGCACAGAAAATAAAAAGTTACAGGCCTGTCATAGACGTTGAACGGTATGCCGTTGCAGGATCTATGGGTCCAGGTGCAGAACCGCCTGAAATGAACATGGTGGTTGAGCATATGAGGTTGGATGCAGGCTGGGTTCGACAGAACCTTGTCTTTACGTCCATCAATAATCTGAAGCTCATTTCCGGGCGCGGCGACAGTATGGCCCCTACCATCAGGCACGGCGATGCCCTGTTGGTTGACGTCGGTGTCACAAGTGTCGAATCGGATGCTATCTACTTTTTCCAGATGCGTGGGCAGCTTCATGTGAAGCGTATTCAACGCAATCTGGATGGCCTGACCATTATTTCGGACAATAAACAGTACGAAAAGATTGAGGTTCCGGGCGATCGAGAGGGCGACATTACTGTACTGGCGCAGATCATTTATTGGTGGACCGGGCGAAGCTTCTAAGCGTCGCGGGTAAGACCTGACACGTCAGGAAGGGTGAGGGACGACAGCCCTCAAGGTAAAAATGAAGGAGTCATGCATGGCCCAGCGGCCCGTCTCAATACGTTGAACACTTGAGTTGAAGTATTCACATCCAAAGCCCGGCCCAGCGCCGGGCTTTTTTTTTGCCAGCACATCCCCTCCTCCAAATCCCTGCAGCTATTTCATGGAGCCCACGGCTCCACAATCCGCGCGACCAAGAATTTACTCATCAGCTAAATTTAATTTAGCCTTAGGCTATTGACTGAAAATTAGCTTGAAGCTAAATTTACTCCATCGAAGCGCAACACACTGCGCAACGATGGGCCACTGGCCCACCACACGACTGGTGAAGCCGCCAGATAGCACGGGGTCAGCGAAGTGGCCTCCCAGCCCCGAAAGGGACCGACTGGAGCCAAGTTCTTTAAGCAGGACGGAATGACCGCTTTCACTGGCAGACCTTCGCGAGAGGGTCTGACGGGAAATCAACCCAGGAGGAAACCATGTTGATACTCACCCGCAACGTCGGCGAAACCATCCGCATCAATGACGACATCGTCGTGACCATCCTCGACGTACAAGGCAAACAGGTACGCATCGGCATCACCGCCCCGAGGATGTGCCGGTCCATCGTGAAGAAATCTACCGCCGCATCCAGGCCCAGCTCAACACACCTGGTAATGCGGCATAGCTGTCAGCCTTCGACACAAACCCGCACACGCGCCATTCACCCACCCGGCTCCCGCAGGAGGCAACCATGAACGCAAAATCGGCAGCACAACTGAATTACGACCACGCACTGCCTCTGCAGGCAGATGACTATCTGGAAACCACAGACGGCCAACAATGGCTGACCGAGGCCATCGACGACCTGATGCACCGACGCAATATCACCGCGCCGAACGCAGTCGGTAAGGATCGGCTACTGGTCAGCTACAACCGACTGACCGACATACTGTTTGACCACCTGGCCTCTCGGGTCGACCCCGCCCATTGCATCGAACAGATCCTGATCGAACTGATGCGCCGCGGTGAAACCGAAAACCTGCATCACCTGGCCCTCAGAGCCATCGGAGGCGAAACCGTCATCAGCGACCTGGCCACCGTCCTGCTATCTCGCTGCGCCAATAACTACCGGGACGCCAGACGCGAAAGCGACCGCATCGAAGCGCAATGCGGCTTTTGATCACGATCACTTACCTTCGTCGATATCGGGAAATGCGGCGACACGGGAGGCTGTAATGCTTCACCCCAAGACCACAGCCCATTTGGCTGAACTCCCTGATCACCTGGCCCTGCCCAATGATCGGGTAATGATGCTGTTCAAAGGCCGGACCATGGCCGAAGCCCTGCGCCAGGCCGAGTTGGCGAGCATCGAGAACGTCGACGCCTGGAGCGGCCGCGCCTGCCTGTGCGGGGAATGGACGCTGATGTATGAGGTACGGGCATGACATCGACTCAGCGCCGACGCCGGCTGATCTTCTGGCGCGGGTCATTCCCCGTGCTCGCCACCTACACCCTGCTGATCTTCGCCTTGGCCCTGGCCGAGCAGATCGCTCCTCGTTAATTCATACCTTTTCAACGCTGCGCGCCCTGCGCGGTATAGGAGAAGCCATGTCTGAGAACATGCGAATCTGGGCCCAGGTCGAGAAGACCGACACCCGTTTCACCAAAAAAGCCGATGTGAACGGCCAGAAGATCACCAGCCTCAACGGCACCGCCATGATCATGAAGGCCACCGAAGTATTCGGCCCGGTGGGCCTGGGTTTTGGCTGGAACATCATCGAAGAACGATTCGACCCGGGCGCCGAGATGCACAGCGGCGAAGGCGACAAGCGCGTCAGCCTGGGCCATGAGCTGAACCACACGGTCAAAATCAAATTCTGGTACACCCAGGACGGCCAGCGCGGCGAGCTGGAGCAGTACGGCTGCACCCGCTACCTCTACAAATCAAAGTACGGCACCACCACCGACGGCGAAGCCCCGAAAAAGTCCCTGACCGACGCCATCAAGAAAGCCCTGTCCATGCTCGGCTTCAGCGCCGACGTGTTCCTTGGGTTGTTTGACGACGCCGACTACATCGAGCAACGCCTGGCCGAAGAGATGCTCGAGCAAGCCGATGACCGGGAGGCCGAGCAAGAGCGCCAGCGCTTGGAAGTACGGGAGTTCGTCAACTCAACAATCGAAACCATGAAAGGCGCTCAGTCGAAACGCGAACTGAAACAGATCCACGACCACGCTGTTCGCCACCTTCTGCGCCGTAAAGAAGAGAAGGCAGCAGCCAGGATATCCCGCGAGTTAGATCGCATGTCCGCCGACAGCCAGGAGAACGCAGCATGACCCAGCTCTACGCGCTAACGGGCCAAATGGCCGAACTCGCCGCGATGCTCGATACCGACGACGAAGGCCTCAAACACGCACTGCAAGACACCATGGACGCCATCCAAGGGGAGTTTGAAACCAAGGCCGACAACATCGTCATGCTGCGCCGGAACATCGAAGGCGATATCGGCGCCATCGAAAAAGAGGTAGAGCGCCTGAACGAGCTGAAACGCATCAAGAAGAACAGCGTCAGCCAGATCAGCGACTACCTGCGCCGGAATATGGAAGCCGCGAATATCAAGAGCATCAAGCGGCCGCTGTTCACCATCACCCTGGCAATGGCGCCGGAAAAGGTGGTCGTCGATAACACGGATGAGATACCCGATGAGCTGGTGACGGTGGTGACTTCGGTTGAGCCGGATAAGAAAGCCATTGCGGTTCAATTAAAGAGAATTCGCGAGCATAACGCCGAGGTGCGCAAGCAGATGGACGCTGGCGAGGATGTAGAAGCTGAGCTGCTACCGGAGCCCGCTTGGGCACATCTCGAGCGAGGCGACAGCTCAATCCGAATCAAGTAAAGGGCTACCAGCCCTGCCCCAGCCGCCTGCCAATTTTCGCAAGAGCAAACCATGAAACCTGTAAACATCAACGATCTGTGCGACCGTCGCACGGCTCACAGAGATAACCTGCGCCTTCTATCCAAGCACCGCTCGACCTGGTTAAACGACGACATCGCGAGGGGTGCAGCGACCATTGAAAATCTTACACGGCAGATTGCGCAGATGGACGAAGCCATATCAGCCCCGCACACTGAATGCGAGCCTGAACAAGAGCCTGCCAGCGATGTGCAGGACATACCCCCTCACAACCAGCCGATCATTTCCGCTTGACGCATGACCGCCCCGAGCTTAGATTTCGCCCGTCACCGCAAATTCGGTGACCGGGCTTGGAAACCCGAAATATGCAAAGGCGCACAACGCCTGTCAGGCGTTTTTTTATGCCTGTACTTTATGGCGGGCTGTGCGCGGGAGTCCTTCGGGGCTGCCGGGTTCCTTTGCTCCCGGTTTTCCAACCTGCGTACAGCTCGTCACCCCCTCGCTTGGAAACGAAGGTGGCGAGCCTCAACCAGCAGAGGTTTCGTCATGCAATCAACTCAAGTAATCCCGTTTCGCTTTGAATCCCGTGAAGTCCGCACCATCGTGATCGATGATCAGCCATGGTTCTGCGCGGCTGACGTCTGCGAAACGCTCGGCTATGCGAACAGCCGCCAAGCCATCCAGAAGAACTGCCGCCCAAAGGGTGTATCTGTTAGAGACACCCTTACTCGCGGCGGTAAGCAGGCCCTGACGTTCATTGCAGAGGGCAACCTCTACCGCCTGATCATCAAGAGCCGCAAAGAGGAAGCTGCGCGCTTCGAGGCTTGGGTGTGCGACGAGGTTCTGCCGGCCATCCGCAAACACGGTCGCTACGAAGACAGCCATAACCGCATGGTTGACCTGATGAATCAAACCATAGGCGCCGCTGGCCTCAACACTCTGGGTTCCCTCATCAAAGGCAAGGTATGCTCGCTGCCTGCCATACACCGCCGTCGTGCCACAGCCAAGATCTGGTCGCAGACCCACACCGCGTTTAGTGTGCGGTCTGCCGAAGAAATCCCCGCCGACCAATTGGACGCGGCGCGCAACTTCATCGCAGCCTATGTGATTGAGGGCGAATTACTCGGCAAAGAAGCCCTACCCTTACCGCGCCCGCTGAACATCCATTATCCAATCGAAGCGCTTGCCGCACGCCGCGAAGAGATGCTGACGATCCGCAACGAAAACGCTTGGCTGGACGTGACGCTGGCTGATCTTCGCGATATCCCTGGCGAGCGCACGCCGTGCGAGAAGATCCTGGCCGAACTGGCGAAGGCAGGCTACGAAGTTGAGGGCGCCTGGTGGGAGCTTCGCACCTACCGCAATAAAATGCAGGATATTTCCGGGTTCTCTCGAAATCTGGCCCGCATCATCGAAGATCCTCATCGCTATGCCGTCACGGCTGACGGGAAACAGGCCAGATAGGTCCGGCACCACTGCCCTGTAGCGACCCCTTTACCTCGGCGAGGGGTCGTATTTTCCTGAAACATGACTCGCCTGACGTCGCAACGCTGAAGCCGAGGACTTCAAAAAGCAGTCATTCACCTAAATTTCTATAATGAGTAAAGTTTTCGGACTTAAGCCCTCTGTTAAGCGCTGCAAGATGCAAGTCCAGGTCCGCCGTAAGAATGGTGCCTGCCTTTTCCTTCAGTTCCAGAATGCCTGCATCCGTCAAACCCAGAGGCATGAATTCAGGGCAGGACATAACAGCACTGCTAGACAAGCAATGCTCTGTGCTGTTGTCTATTACAACCTTTAGCACATTTCTAATCGCAGACTTGTGGGGCTCTGAACTATGCCAAAGCAAGTTACTTGCTTCCGTGACTATATTCGCAGTTAAAACCAGCTCACTTTCACTGAGAAGAATCTGAAGAATATCAAAATCCTCGGAAGTAAAAACACTCGTCCGCTTATGCTCCTGAATAAATTCCTTATCATAAGCGCCCACAACAAGTAGCAACAACAAATTGGTATCTATCAGCGTTAGCGACTTCATTTACTTTCGAGCATTCTATCTTTGACAGAAATAACCTCACCACCACCATTAATACTCACAACTTTATATTTTCTTTCAGTTGGAAACGCGCCGGCTAGCACACCTCCAAACATCACATTATTTTTTTCAGTTCTGCGATCGAAGCCCACCGTTATCAACCAATTATCCCTATCATCCTTGTCAACCTCTTCAAACATTACGTTCGAAAGCGACTGCTCGCCGAATAGATCCGCAATAGCTGATACCGCAATCTTCGACGCTTCTTTGATGCCTATAGACATGTTCCGTCACTCCCTTTTGAGCACCAATACTTTTATATATTCGGGTGAGTGTTCTACTCATGGATACCATCGCCCAAGCTGTAATAGTACAACAAAAACAGAGAAGCCACGCGCTCACCCCGGAGCATCAAAATGGCAATGACATATGGCAGTATTTGCTCGGGCATAGAAAGCGCCACAGTCGCTTGGCATCCCCTCGGCCTCAACCCTGCCTGGTATGCCGAAATTGAACCTTTCCCCTGCGCCGTGCTGGCCCACCATTACCCCAACACACCAAACCTTGGCGACATGACCCGACTCGCCGCCATGGTGCTATCCGGAAAAATCATCGCGCCGGATATTTTGGTCGGCGGAACACCGTGCTTCACCGCTGGACACCTGATTCTGACCAACAGAGGGTACGCCCCTATTGAAACCATCAAACCGGGGGACTTGGTTATGACTCATCTGGGCCGACTGCGGCAAGTGCTTCGCACCGGCTCAAAACATGCAAATGTCGGAACTTTGCATGCCGTAGGTTTGCGCGAGCCGCTCACTGTCACAAACGACCATCCTTTTCTCGCTGTGGACTGGCGACGTCAGTCCACTAAGCGCGCAGGCCAGTATGTCCGCATTGAGCATTGCGGCGAGCCCCGCTGGGTGGAAGCTAAAGACATGCCTGGCCGTCAGTGGTGCGCACTAACCAGTTATGAGCGATGCGCTTCAGAATTTCGCTCGGCCAAGTTCTCTGAGCGAGAGGCGATGTATGTAGCTGGCATGTACTTGGGCGACGGGCATATTCGCGCGTGGAAAGACGCCAACAAAAAGGCCGTAGTGCTCAGCCTGAATACCGGGAAGGTTGAAAAGCTTAAGCAGGTCATTGGTGATGCTGCATTTTTCGTATCACGGGAGAGGACGTCACTTCGGGTAACCATCTGCGATACAGCCTTGTGTGAGTGGTTGGATGAGCAATTCGGCAGACTGTCGAACCTCAAGCGAATTCCGGCATGGGTCCTTGGTCATGAACATCGAGCAATGCTACTTCAAGGATATATAGATACTGACGGGGCGCTTATGCCGAACGGTGTAAGTATTAGCACTGTCAGTCGTCGCCTCGCCTATGGCGTGACGGACTTACTCAATGCCGAAGGCTTTGTAGCTTCTGTTGGTTTTGTCGAAACGCCAGACACTTGCGTAATTGAAGGCCGCACGGTCAATCAGCGTGACTGGTTTCAAGTTCGCGCGTTCAACTGCGACGTCTCTCGGAAGTCGAGAGTTCGGTATGGCTACCTTCTGCGCACCGTCAAGTCGTACACAGATACCGGAACCGAGACGGTTTTCAATATCGAAGTCAAGGGCGACAACTCCTATATCGTCAACGGCGCGGTAGTGCATAACTGCCAAGCCTTTTCTGTGGCCGGTATGCGCGAGGGTCTTTCCGATCCGCGCGGCGCCCTCACCATCAAATACGTGGAGCTTGCAGATGCAGTTGACCATGTTCGAATCCTGCGAAACGAACCCGAATCCATCATCGTCTGGGAGAACGTCCCGGGTGTCCTGTCCGACAAAGGCAACGCCTTCGGATGCTTTCTTGGCGCGCTTGCTGGGGAAAACTGCGAGTTGCAGCCTTCAGGGAAGCGCTGGCAGGACGTTGGTTGTGTGTATGGACCCAAAAGAACAATCGCATGGAGGATTCTTGACGCCCAATATTTCGGCCTGGCCCAACGACGCCGCCGTGTGTTCGTTGTCGCAAGTGCTCGACCGGGGTTCGATCCCGCGTCGGTACTTCTTGAGCGAGAAGGCCTGCGCCGGGATTCTGCGCCGGGCCGAAGCCCGCTCAAGGCGGTTGCCGCCCTCACTTCAAGCGGCGTTGGAACATGCGGCGCGGACGACAACCAAGCCCAGGCCGGCCACATCATCGCCACCTATGGCGGAGGACGGCGCGGCGGCCCCATCGATGTAGCAGCCTGCCTCGTGGCCAAAGGGCAAAAGCTGGATTTTGAAGTGGAAAGTTTTGTGGTGCATGGCACACAAGATCCATGTGTCAGCAGAGACATGGCCTTTGCGCTGGGGAGGAACAGTGGTCAGGAAAATGCCGTGTACGCCATGCAAGCGGCCGTACCGACTCATACATGGCAAAGGGTAAGGCGGCTGACCCCCATCGAGTGTGAACGACTTCAGGGCTTTCCTGACAACTACACGCTGATTCCCTGGAGAAACAAGGCAGCGCAGGACTGCCCTGATGGGCCTCGATATCGAGCCATTGGAAACAGCAAGGCAGTGCCCGTCATACGCTGGATTGGCCTACGTATAAGTCGAGCACTGCATTCAAGCACCTGACTACTTCTTCTTTTCCTTGTCGCCTTTTTTTTGCGCAGGAGTCCGATCATCACCTTTATTCGTTCGATGATCGTGCCCACCCGTCTCTTTTTGACGACCAGTAGAAATGACCCCTTTGCTGGTGCTGTCGTTCGAGTTTAGAAAATCGAAAATACCCATTTTTGCTCCCTGCTGTACTTGGCTGAACAACCATTTGTCTCATCCATGATAGCTCCAAATTGCCATCACGCCTCAACCTCAAATCGTTAATCCCCCATCCGCATGCCAATTGCCAGACGCAATCGGTACAGCATTCAACATGACAACAAACACCCCTCCTACGCATCACAGGAAGCTTCGCCATGGCCAACACCAGCGCAAAGAGTGTAGAGGCGCCGCAATCCAGGTTTATCCGCTTCAAGCACGCATGGGGATACCTGGGCATGTGCCGCGATGAATTCAACAAAACCGTCAGGCCCCACGTCCGGGAATTCCCCATTGGGAAACAGGGTGTGGGATTTGACAGGCATGAGCTGGACGAGTGGGCAGATGCCTACGTCGAGTCCATGTCGATTGAAAAAGAGAACAACCGAGTCAACAATCAGCCCCGCAGTGGGCGCCAAGGAGTCAATGAATGGCGCGCAAAACCATGTCCGGCCTCTACGAGAGGAACGGCATTTGGCACATCGACAAGATCGTCAGAGGTAGCCGAATTCAAGAAAGTACTGGAACGAGTGAAAGGCAAGAAGCAGAGCAATACCTGATCCATCGGCTCGAAAAGCTCAGGGAACAAAGAGTGTACGGCGTGCGCCAGGTGCGAACCTGGCGGGAGGCAGCAACCCGATACCTGGTGGAGTTCAGCCACCAGACATCCATCGAGCTTACAGCGTCCCACCTTGCGCAGTTGGACCCTTACATTGGCGATCTGCCGATCACTCACATCGACGATGGGACGCTCGCACAATTTATAAAGGATCGAAAAAGCCCGGGCAAAACGGCAAAGGGCAAGGTCAAGCCAGGAGTCGCCAACAGGACCGTTAACATCGCCTTACAGCGCGTCGTCAGGATCTTGAACCTGTGCGCACGAAAATGGCGGGATGCGGAAAAACGTCCGTGGCTGGATTCGGTGCCGATGATCAGCATGCTGGAAGAAAAGAACAGCAGCCGTAAGCCCTACCCGCTGTCGTGGGACGAGCAATCGGTGTTCTTTGCTGAGCTACCCGCGCACCTTCAGCGGATGGCGCTTTTCAAGGTCAACACCGGGTGCCGCGAACAGGAAGTATGCAAACTGCGTTGGGATTGGGAGATTTACGTGCCGGAGCTGGAGACCAGCGTATTTCTGATCCCATACTCCTTCGGGGGGCGGAAGGAGAAGTCCGGCGTGAAGAATGGCGAGGACCGCCTTGTGATCCTGAATGGGGTCGCAAAGTCGGTAATTGATAGGCAACGAGGCCAAAGCAAGGAGTGGGTGTTTCCCTATGAAGGCAGGGCAATGCACAGGATGAACGACACGGCATGGCAAAACGCTCGGGAGCGTTCAGGCAAGATCTGGCAGGAAAAATATTTGAAGTCGGCACTGCCAGGTTTTGTATCACTCAGGGTTCACGATTTGAAACACACCTTCGGCAGGAGGCTGCGTGCAGCAGGCGTCACAGAGGAGGACAGAAAGGCATTGCTTGGGCATAAGAACGGCAGCATCACCAGCCACTACTCCACCGCAGAGCTGGGGCATTTGATTGACGCTGCGAATAAAGCGTCGTCCACCGACTCGCGTGGCCCGGCGTTGACAATACTAAGGAGGAAAACGGGATGA